GTTAATAATTAATGGAACAATACTGGGTCAACCCCGGCCAACGCCGGGGGGTGAGGCGCCCCTTAGACGTCAATCTCGAGGCAGCGCTGAAAATCCGGCCATTCGTGGACGACCTTCAAGTCATTGCTGCTCTTAATCAACGTAATGAACGCCGCTTCATCCTCCTTGGTCAAATTGTACCTCGCCAGAAGCATTGCGTACGTTGGACCGCCACACATAGGTTTATACATGGCGTCCAAGTGCCAGTCCTCTACGGGAGCGGCTCTCTCCCTAGTGAGGGAGAGCACATGCCTAAGATACGGGCCAAGGAAGGGCACGTGGTTGTTTGCCTTCAACATGCCACGCGCCACACTGGCTGGGGAGTACTTGTCCGAAGTCGTGGAAAACGGTAACCGCGACAGGACCCTAAACGGCTTGCTGGCGGGAACGATCTCCCCATCAGCATTAGGCCACATGATCAGCTGACAAAACTCGAACCGCCACAGCGGCCCAGTCTCGAAACTGCTCGTGAAACCAAGCTCTGCTTGCTTGGCGTGAAAGTAACTCTCAGAGCGGACGACCCCACGGCGCGCGACGACTCCCCAGTCGTCACCGTTGGCAAATTCCGCTATATTGCCCGGCACGGGCGGCCCGAAGGCGTGTAGGAGTGCCAGCGAATCACGGAAGACGCTATCGAGCGAGGTGTCTGACCTGCCCGACGCCAACCTGTAATCCACATCCACCTGTATTGGAAAGCGCTGTGCCTTACCGTGGATGCCGTTCACACGTGACATGCATTCAAGGTACTGCGGGTCTTCGGAAAGCGTCGCTCGGTGCGCCTGGCACACCGCATGACACTCTTCCGTCCGCCGACTCTCGTACCGTTCCTGGTCTCCCCAGAACAGTTCGAAGTCGGGACCGGCACGCGCCAAGGCCCTCATCATGAGCACACCAAACTGCTCAGCGTACATTCCCGTCACCCAGATGATCTGGTCCAACGGGATTTCCTCCTCCGCGAAGTACTTACGCTGTGAGTCCCGCATCGCTTTGCCCGCGGCGGCAATCACAGGTCCCGTCAGGACCGTGAACACCGGGGACATGGCGACCACCAAGCGGGGGTCGATTATGGGAGGGCCCTCAGCGGTAACGTTGCCCGACTTCTCAATCTTAAGAAACGGGTTAGCGTTAAAATCCCTAGGGC